CGGTAGACGAATTGATAATATCACATATCGAGCTCAGGCACAGGGAGCAATGAGAAAAGCGGATGGGACTTACAGATCGGAAGTCGACCAGAAAGAAATCTGTCTTGAGGATGAAGAAGATAAGTATCGTACAGAATTTTCTGATAAGGCGGTTAAGGGGATTACAGACAAGAAAGCGGCAAATGCAGCGGCAGAAATATTTAAAGGAAGCTGGGTTGATACGAAAGATAAATGGGGAAAGAAAGTTAAAGCTTATGTTATCGACGAAGCAGATAGAGAACGATATGTTGAACGTTCGGTAAAAGTAAATATGGCTTTATTAAAGAAGACATGGGCCGAAAAAGCAATGACAGGAGCAAAACTCAGAGTCATCAGAGCATTGCTTGGGACAAAAGGCTCTTACACAAAGGATGAATTAAAAAAGAATTTCGCGATTCCAACAGTAATATTCTCTCCGGATTATTCAGATCCACAGGTCCGGCAGGCAATGCTGATGCAGGGTATGAATTCTGTAAACAATATGTTCGGAATGCCTCAGATTGAGGTTAAGAATGTAGATTTTGCCACAGATAGCAATATTATCGATGAAGGTGACTTGGACAATCCGGCGTTTACTTCGGAACTTCCGGATGAAGATATGGGCGAAATTCAACAGGAAGCATTTGCCCAGCCCGAACAGGAAGAGCCGAATGAACCGGATCCGCAACCAGAGGAAGACAGAACTGCAGATTTTCAGTGCTCCAGATGCGGTACGATCATAAATGAAAAGGTTTATGAGTATTCAATCAATAAATTTGGTGAACCATTGTGTATCAAATGCCAGAGAGGAGGCGGACGCAGATGAAAATATTACATACAGCTGACTGGCATATTGGCCAGTTCAAAGGTCCTGTAGTGGACGGGGTAAATCTCCGTTCACAGGATACAGTAAATTGTCTTAATTATATGATTAAGGTTGCAGAAGAAGAGAAACCAGACATTGTTTGCGTTTCTGGTGATGTTTTCCATCAGGAGCAGATAGGTCCGGTAAGATATTCGGACGAAATGATTGTTGCAACAGACACGATCACAAAATTGGCAGGTGTTGCGAAAGCAGTAATCGTAATGAGAGGAACGCCGAATCATGATGGAGGTGGACAATTCAGAGTTTTGAGCAAGATGTTTGCAAATACTGGAAATGTACATATAGTAACATCGCCAACTGTACTCCGTACGCCATATGCTGATATAGCCTGCATTCCGGGATTTGATAAGCAGGAGTTCAGATCAAGATTCCCTGGTCTGTCTGCAGATGAAGAAAACGAAGCATGGACAAGCTATATATCCAGTATGGTAATGGGGCTTCGAGCTGAATGCCATAATACATCTATCCTGATGGCGCATTATACCGTACCTGGTTGCAACATGGAATCCGGTCAGACTTCATTCTTTACAAATTTTGAACCGGTTATTCCGAGAGAAGCATTGGAAGCTGCTGGCTATGAAGCAGTGCTTCTGGGACACATACATAGACCACAGCAGATCAACGGATTGCATAACGTGTATTACTCTGGCGCTATTAATGCCATGAATTTTAATGATGAGCATCAGAACAGAGGATTTTATATTCATGAGTTCATGGGTGGGGAGATGACATCATCTCAGTTCTGTGGAACACCTTATCGCAGATTCAAAACCATAGATTGGGACACGAATCAGGTAAGTGATTATATCGGAAACAGGGATGCATATGCATTGGTTACGAATATCAGCAGGGATATTTCAGACATGATTGTAAGAGTGAAATATAGTTGCACCAGTGAACAGAAAAAACTGTTGAATATCCCGTTACTGCAAAAGGATTTGTATGATTGGGGAGCCTTTTATGTGTCGGATATTGAGGCAGAAAATGCTATTGATGTTACGAACAGAGGATTACTATCAGAGGAAAGCGACCCGACTTTAAATCTCAAGAAGTATCTGGAAGAAAAATGCTTCAAGAATCCGGATAAGATCGTAGAACTGGCAGAACCGATTATTGCGGAAGCGATGAAACAGAGTACAACTGCAGAGATACACGGAGTATTCCGACCGATTTCAATAGCTGTCCGCAATTACAGAAATTATAAAGAAGAAAGATTTGATTTTGCTGATATATCTTTCTGTACGATCAACGGTGTAAATGGAGCAGGAAAGAGCAGCTTATTCATGGATGCGATTGTTGACTGTCTGTTTGAAGAAACTCGAGAGGGAGACAACAAGGCGTGGATCCGCGGTACAGAAGATGCAAGAAGCGGTTCTATAGAATTTGTATTTGACATTGGAGATAAGAGATTCAGGGTCGTACGTACCAGAACTAAGTCAGGAAAACCGACGTTGAACCTATCTCAGTATGAAGAAAATGAATGGCGAAACATTTCAAAGGAGCGAATTGCTGATACTCAGGCAGAGATAGAGAAGCTTCTCGGTATGGACAGTATGACATTCCGAAGTTGCGCTTTAATCATGCAGGATCAGTACGGATTATTCTTGCAGGCTAAAAAGGACGAACGTATGGCAATACTTGCGAAACTGCTTGGTCTTGGAATCTATGGAGTTATGGAACTGGATTCAAAAAAGAAACTCTCCGAACAGAGAAAAGAGCTGGCCTCGAAAAAAGAAGCTGTCCGAATTAAAATGGATTTTATCAAATCCAAAGGAGATCCGGAATCTGAATTGCAGAAAGCAGAGGAAGATATTCATCAGCTTAATAAAGAGATTGAGGATTTAAGCGATACTCAAGGACAGTTACTGAATAAACATGCTCAGATTGCAAAAGCAGAGCAGGAGTGCCGCAAAGCTTCGGAAGAATTGGATGATTGTCATAAGAGACGCAGCTCCATTTCAGATGAAATCTCAAGTAAGACGCAGATTTTAGAAAACTGTAATGTCGCATTGGAATCAGCGAATGAGGTCAGAAAAAAAGCCGCCGAATATAAACAGTTGTCCGAACAGATTATAGAGCTGGAGAAAGACGTTCTTAATCATGACAACGCAAAAAGAAATCTTGCCGGGTATAATGCTGACATCCAGAATTGCCAGAATATCATAAACGATGCAAAGCGTCGAAATAACGACATTGCGAATCTTATTGAACAGCTTAAAGCAGAACTTCCGGATAATTTGGAAGAAAAACTGACGGAGCTGGCTCAGGTGAGGACACAATGCGAGAAATTACAGGAAAAAAGATATCTGACTTCTGTTGCGGAGCAGGAACTGCAACAGATAAGAGCAACGTATTCTCAGCGTATATCAGAAGCAGAGAACAGGCGGAAATATCGTTTGGACAGAATTTCCGAGATAAGACAGCAGGAGGAATTTATGAAGAATTCCGGTTGCCCTGATATAGATGGAGCAAGCTGCAGGTTTCTCGCAAAAGCAATCGATGATGTAAAGAGTTTACCAGAAGAAGCAGACCATCTGGAAAAATGCGAGGAAGAAATAGCAGCATTGAGGACCAAACGAGACGAAGAAATATCCAAAAAACAGGATGAAATTTGTATTATCGGATATGATGCTGAAAAATTAGATCTTTTGACAGTAAAAGCAAGTACGCTTGTGAAATATGAAAACTTGAAAAAGGATGCCGAGAAAAAGAAACTTGAAATCGCCCGTTTAGAGACAGAAAAGAACACCAACAGTAAAACGATAGGGCAGTATGAAGAAAGCCTCTTAGAGCTCAATATAAAGGCCCAGAAAGCAACTGATATTGTTGATATGTTATCTGATTCCGTTATTAAGTACGATAATGCTGTATGTAAAAGGAATTCGGTGGCACATTTTGCAGACCAGGAAAAGGAACTTCCGGTGTATGAAGAGAGAAAGCAGCATATTGATAAGAGACTTACTGAATTATATCAGGAGCGGAGCAAGGAAGATGCCAACGAACTTGTTTTATATAACAATCTTCGTGAAGCGGAAATAAAACTGGAAGAATTAAGAAAAGATATTGAAGGC